GAGGGGCGAGTTAGAAAACGAGCCAGATTGGAACGCACTTTACGAAGCTGACCCTATTGCTTATGTCCGTGAAAAAGACATCTGGAATGAGAAAAAGCAAAAGTTGCAAGCCGTACAAGCTGAATCACAAAGACTACAACAAGAGTCTCAAGCGGAACAGCAAAAGAAACTTCAACAATTTGTTGAATACGGTAATCAACAACTGCTTGAACAAATACCAGAATGGCAAGATAACGAAATGGCATCAAAAGAAAAGATGGCAATTCGCGATTACGGTGTTAATGTTTTGGGGTACACACCTCAAGAGATGGACAGCGTTTATGACTACCGAGTTTTACTTGGTTTAAGAAACGCATGGCTACAACATAAGACACAACAAGCGACTAAAGTGAAACCAACTGAAAAGAAAGCGGCAGCTCGAACCGCACGACCTGGCACTTCAAACGTACCTAAGACAACAACTCCTGTGAAGAGAGCACGTCAAAAATTAGCTAAGACTGGAAAGGTTCAGGATGCAGCTAAATTATTTGAACAATTAATATAAACTTTTAAAACATAGGAATTAAATATCATGGCAAAAGTAACAAACGCATTTGATACGTATTCAGCGACTTCTGATAGAGAACAGTTGAGTGACGTAATTTATAACATCTCACCACAAGCTACTCCATTTATGAGTGCTATTGGTAAAAATTCAATCAAGAACGTAGTTTTCGATTGGCAAACAGAAACTCTACCTACAGCTTCAGGCTCTGGTCAACTAGAAGGTTTTGAACTTTCAAGAGCTGCTTCTACTGGAACAACTAGAGTTAGTAACGTAGCACAAATCTCATCAAGAGACGCAACTGTAACTGGTTCACAACAGGCTTCTGACCCAGCAGGTAAGAAATCTGAAATGGCTCACCAGTTAGCTATTATGGCTAAAGCATTAAAAAGAGACATGGAAACTGCTCTTTGTCAAAAAGGTGCTAAGACAACTGGTAATGCTACAACTGCTCGTGTAACTGGTGGTTTTGAATCTTGGATTACATCTAACGTATCAAGAGGAACTAACGGTGCTGGTAACGGTGGCGGAGCTGCTCCAACAGACGGAACTCAAAGAGCTTTAACTGAAACTCTTTTAAAAGCTGTACTACAAGATTGTTTCTCCAACGGTGGAGAGCCTTCAATGGCAATCTGTGGTCCTGTAAACAAGCAAGTAATTTCTGGTTTCACAGGTAGAAGTTCAGCTAGACAAATGGTTGATGCAAACACAGTAGAGGCTTCTGTTTCTATTTACGCATCAGACTTTGGTGAGTTAAAAATCGTTCCATCTAACTTCAGTAGAGAAAGATCATTACTATTAGTTGATCCAGACTATGCTAAAGTTTCTTACCTAAGAGACTTCAAAACAGTCGACATCTCAACTGTAGGCGATGCTGAAACTAAGATGATTTTATGTGAGTATGGATTAGAAATGAGCAACGAAGCTGCTCACGGTATAGTCGCAGACTTAACAACTTCATAAGTTAGTTAGAATTTAGGGAAGGCTTCGGCCTTCCCACTTTTATCAACATGGCAACAAAGCGTACAATCACCGACCATAAAACTGGTTACAAATCAGAGTTCATAACTGAAGATGACAAGTTGGTTTATCACACAACGCAAGATGTTGCTCCCGTCATTGACCACGTTAAGAAACTAAGAGACAATACACTTAAGCCTGGAAAAGATATGCGACACATCGCTGAAGTACCCATGGTAATTTGGCAAAAAGCATTACGCGAAGGTTGGTCACAAGACTCTGCAAAATGGAAAGAGTGGCTCAACAACCCAGATAATAAAGTATTTAGAACATGGCAAGGTAAAGTATGACGTATGCAGAACTTAAAACAGCAATAGCAAACTATCTAAATAGATCAGACTTAACATCTGATATAGATACTTTTATTGATAATGTCGAAGCGGAACTTAATAGAAGATTAAGAACCAAAGATATGATTAAAAGAGCAACGGCTACTGCTGATGCACAATATTTATCAGTTCCCTCAGACTGGTTAGAGGCAATCAACGTACAAATAGATAGTAATGATTTTAGTCCTCTGTTCCAACAATCTATAGAGTCAATGGATGTCTATAGAAAAGCAAATAATAATTCTACTGGTCAACCTGTTTATTTTGCAATGGTTGATGACACTATAGAATTAGCACCAACTCCAGACGTACAATATACCCTACAGCTAACTTACTATGCTAAAATATCTGCATTAAGTGATTCTAATACTAGCAACTTTGTATCAGTCTCACACCCAGATGTGTATTTGTATGGTGCGTTAAAACACGCTTCTATTTATTTAATGGAAGACGAAAGAATACCAATGTTTACTCAACAATTTGAGAAGGCACTAGAAGAAATGAGACTCGAACAAGAGAAGTCTGCATTTGGTAAAGGTTCTCTAATGATGCGAAGAAGAACCTACGGAAAAAAACAAAAGAAAAATTATTACTACGGTAATTAATAAAGGAGAATAGAATGGCTGGATTTAGCGATTATTTAGAAGATAAAGTTTTAGAACACGTTTTTGGTGGTAACGCTTACTCAGCACCATCTACTTTATATGTAGCTTTATATACAGTAGCACCAACAGACACAGGTGGTGGTACTGAAGTATCAGGCGGAGGCTATGCAAGACAAACAGCAACCTTTAATGTTTCTGGCACTAACCCAACTACAGCAAGTAATGTAGCAGCTATTGAGTATCCAACAGCCACAGCAAACTATGGAACAGTAGTTGCCGTAGGTATCTTTGATGCTTCTTCATCTGGTAACTTATTAGCTTATGCAAACTTAACAGCTTCTAAAGTTGTTAGTAGCGGAGATGTATTTAGATTTAACGCTGGTGACTTAGATATAACATTGGCATAAAATCGTGGCTAGTATAGGCTACAACAAGGGTTATTATTCAAGATCAAAATATAATGACCTAGCATTTCAAGCTGAAGCAACCATTCAGGCAACCAGTGGTGGTAGTGCTACAGGCACACAAATAGATGTACCTACAGCAATCATACAAGCCGTTTCTGGTTTCAATGCTTCTGGTACTCAAATAGATAAAGCAACTGCAACTATTGCTGCGGTATCAGGTCTTAATGCTATAGGAAGTCAAACTCATAGTGCTAAATCTACAATTACAGCAACATCAGATTTTGACTCACAAGGATTTATAACTGCTGGTGGTACATCAACAATTACACAAGCATCTGGCTTTGATGCAACGGGTAGAGCAACCTTTAAAGGCGTTGCAACTATTAATGAATTAAGTGGATTTGAAGCGGTTGGTGGTTTAAAATGGAATGATATTGTAGTTCCATCGGATAATTGGACAGATCAAATAGTTGCTAGTGCAACGTGGACAGATCAAACAAACCCCTCAACTACTTGGACTGAATTAGATAAACAAGAGGCGGCCTAATGGCAGATACATATACAACAAATTTAAACTTAACAAAACCAGAACCAGGTGCAGCGGAAGACACTTGGGGTATATCTCTTAATGCAGACCTAGATGCACTTGATGCTATTTTTAGTTCTTCTGGTACACAGATCAACCTAAACCCAAACCAAATTAACTTTGCTGATAATAAAAAAGCTATCTTTGGAACAGGTGGTGATTTAGAAATTTATCACGATGGAAATGATAAAATCGAAAGTTCATCATCCTTTTTAATATTAGAAGGTAGCAACATTATTCTTCGTAATAATGGTGGCACAGAGGACTATGCTAAATTCTTTGGCAATGGTGCTGTTGAGTTATACTCAGACAACTCTAAAAAACTAGCCACAACCTCAACAGGAATAGATGTAACAGGTGATATTACTGCTGATAGTATTACAACAGGTAATACAGGTGGTAATTTTGGTATCTTAACTGATGCTGGTTCATTAGAATTAGGCAGGGGTGCTAGTAATGCTTTTATTGATTTTAAAACCACAAGTGCAGAAGATTATGATTGTAGAATACAACAAGATAGTAATGGTTTAGCATTTTTAACTGGTGGTAATGGCTCTGCTAGTGAAGCTCTAAGAATCGACTCTAGTCAACGAGTTGGCATAGGAAGAACGCCAACATCTAATCTGCTTGAAGTTGCAGACACTATTAAATTAACAAACTTAGCAACAGGCGAAGGTTTTATTGGTTATAACACAAATGGTCAAAAACTTGCAATAACAGCGATTAATTCTGTTGGTGCAGGTATGAAGTTTGAAGTTGGTGCATCAGAAAGAGCAAG